GGCCCGATAGCACTATGATAGTTGTGGTGTGGTGGTGGTGGTGTGGTGGTGCATCTGCCATTTAGGTGTGCCACTGGACATACCTATTTGTATGTGCTACAGTATATGGACAGTCAGGAATTGGTCTGGCTGGTGTTTCAAAAAACGTGTTATTTAACACAAAAAATGAGGTAACAAAATGCAAGAATTAACCACAGTTACAGCCAAAAACTTCTTTGTTTCATACACATCTGGATATGGAATAGAAGGTAGTCGCTTGAACGTGAGTTATGGCCTGTCTGGTAAGACATCCCATATATTGACTAGGGATTTTCCTACTGAACGTGAGGCAAAGCAGTATGCGCTTGACATGGGCTATTTAATGCCGCATCGTAAAACCATGCAGGTCGTTGTTGGCAATGGTTCCAGATAAAACGTGTTATTTAACACAAAAATTAACGAGGTGAATACATGAAAAAAGGTTTTGAAAATGGTAATGTTGTTCCGATTGTATCGGGTAACAAACAGTCTGGGTGGCCTCAAATGCCTAGTGAAGATAGGCAACGTGCTTGCCATGTACATCCTATCTTAAATATGGGTGCTACCAATATGCAGAGTCTTGCTGAGTGGACAACGCAGGATAAAAAAAGACGTGCGGCTAAAATATTCGGTCGTCTTGCAGATAAACTTCGTGCAAAACGGGATGGCGTTTGACATTCATATATGGCTATGCTAGGGTATATCCATCGTTGAAAAACGTGTTATTTAACACAAAAATTGGAAGGTATCAAAATGACTGTTCATCAATTCACAACATCTGAATCCAACCCACCATTTGAGGTGATGCGTATGTCATCTTATAATGACTACTGCTTTGACTGCGACTGCGAAGCCATTAGCTCTATTGATTGGGGTACATGGAAACGTCTTGTCGGTGAATTGCTTGCTGATGGTGCAGGTGATGCTTGGGCGTGTATGTATGCACAAAAGCTGGCATTTGACCGCTTTCATTCTAACTAAAAAACGTGTTAAATAACACAAAAATTGAAAGGTACAAGACCATGAATATCACTCTTAAAAACTACCGTGACTATATGCGTAACGCTAATCAGACATTGCGTGAGCATTATGACAATGACCCACTAATCATTGCTTGTCGTGAGGCGGCTCGTGCTAAGATTGCCAATGCTTTGCGGCCTGATAGCACGTTTGATTGGTCTAAATTACCTGACCTGCTCACTCGCAATCCCAAACTGGTCAAGTCTGACAAAGAGGAAGTGCTTACTGCTGGCATTGCAATGGCGGCATCGTGGGCATCGGGTTACAATGGGTGCAATGATGCGTCTATAGGGTGTGGATTGGCGTGTCTTACTTTCAGTGGGCATGGGCAAAAGCATATGGTCATGGATGGTATTCATCATGTCCACATTGCTCGTGTCACTCGTATGCTGTTATGGATGGAACACCGCGAACAATTCAAAGCTAGGCTGTTGCACGAGATAGGTTTGCACAAGCGTAAAGCTGACAGGTTAGGTGTGACGTGTTCAGTGCGGCCTAATGTGGTGCAGGATGTTATGTGGGAAAAGCTGTTTCCTGAGATGTTCAGTGCCTTTCCCGATGTGGTGTTCTATGACTACACCAAAAACATTCGGCGTGATGTTGCACATATACCAAACTACAGCTTGACATTCTCGCTGAATGAATCTAATGGTTTGTTTATCGAAACAGCGTTTATGAAGGGTTGGAATGTGGCTGTCGTATTGCGTAATGTTGAGAAGGTTTTGCCCAAGAAGTTTATGGGCAAGCGTGTTATCAATGGTGATGCCCACGACTATCGGCCTAGTGACCCACAAAGTGTGTTTGTTGGGCTGTTGCCTAAAGGCCCGACTGCGTGGAAAGATACATCTGGGTTTGTATACGACTGCTAAAAAACGTGTTAAATAACACAAAATATAGGAGACTAGAATGTATATCATGGGATTAATGTTTATGATTGTGACAGGTGCAGTCTGTGGGCTGTTTGGTTTCATCCAATTACATGAGACAGGTGCGCCATTCTGGGGTTATGCTATCGCTGGTAGTGTTGCCTGTTTTGTAGGTGGCTGGGTTATACTGGCTGAACAATTGAGTGAGGAATAGAAAATGACTGCTACATGGAAAGAAATTGAACACTATGAATTGTCGGAAAAAGACCAGCAGCACATGGTGATGTATGGATGCACACAGGATGATATGTTGTGTATGATGAATGAGCCTATGAATTTTATTGGTGGACATTATATGCTGGCTATGTCTATACTGTCTGATGCACAAGAGTGCATTGCTCGTGGCAACGATAATACTGCGAGGCAGTATATCAACAAGGCAAAGTATGTCATGCGTGAATGGCGCGACATGGATTTACAGGAAGGTTAAAACATGAAACATTTTGTATCACATTGGGAATTACTAGCTGGCACAAAGAACGTGTGGCGTGGTGTCAATTCTCTTGGCACAAACCATGTGACGGTGGTCAAGGACATTGGGTGCTGGACATTGGACATTGACTATACCAATGGCAAATCTCATGTGTCATCACATAACACCCGTGATGAGGCTATGCGTTATGCTGAGTACCTTTCGTCTTGGTCAGTGGAGTTTGTGTGATGGCTAATTTTAGATTTACTGATATCTCTATGGCAATAGAAGATTGGTCATCACTGAAAACGGGTTACTTGATGGGTTTAGCAGATGAAATCATTGATGAGTTTGACTTGACCCTTGATGACCTTAATAAGATTCGCGGCTTTCAATCTATCGGTTCAGACGATGACAAGGAAATCATGGAGTTTATCGAATTAGAATTAATGGAGCGACTTGACAATGATAAAACGTAGTGGTAGAGTTAATCCAATCGCAAAGGCATTGCTTCAGACCGACAGGCGTAGGTCACAGGTAGTGCCAGACAAAACGAAGTACAATCGAAAGAAGGACAAAGACAATGCAAATCAAAATCACACCGATGAAAAACATAAAGACAACTAAACCCGATGGTAAGCGTGACCAGTGGCGTAGCCACAACAAGAGCAAGAACTCGCCGCAAGGCGGCACAGTTTGCCAAGCGTCTAAGCCAAGCGTCTTAAAAAACGTGTTAAATAACACAAAAAATAACCAACAGAAAAGGAGACATATCATGTCATACATCAAAGTAAAAGCTACTAACATTGCAATCAAAGTCCGTAATCTAGTGTCCAGTGACAAGCCTATGAAGCCTAGCATTGACCGCACTAACAAGCGTGACTTCAATCACTTAGGTAAATACTATGTGGGTGCATCAGTAGATGGCAAGTTCCTGCAAGTAAATGATGGCAAGCACATCCGCTACTACGGCAACCCATTTCATAACCTGTATCGTATTGTATCCAAGCAGGGTACTGACTACGTTATTCACCAAGCTAAGTAATGTAACAGGGGTGGCCTAGTGTCACCCCATTTTATAGGAGAATTGAGATGCCTAATCATACAGATAACAGAGTAATTCTGTCACACGATGACAGCCAACAGATTGACATGATTTACAACATCATGAACACAGAGGACACACCTCTATGCCAGACACTTATCCCTATGGATGAGAAGTTGTTAGAGATTTCTGGTATTTCAGATAACTATGAAGTGCAAGGCTGGTATGAATGGCGGCTTGAGAACTGGGGTACTAAGTGGGATGTGTACGAAACACACTGCACCCGCATTGATGCTAACACACTAGACCTAAACTTCTACACTGCATGGTCACCGCCTATCCCTATCTTTGACAAGCTGGTAGACATGGGCTTTGAAATCACTGCTCGTTACCTTGATGAAGGCTGGGGATACATTGGTGAATACACAGATGGTGATGACTGGTCTAGTGTTGAAGTAGAAAGTGTAGTTGAAGACTATCCTGACCTTGACCTTGAGTTTGATATTAGTGAGCGTATAGCTGAGTATGCAGAGGATATTGACGCATGAACTGCTGGCACTGTAGAACAGAACTAATATGGGGCAATGACCATGATATAGACCCTGACGACTATCGTGGTGATGAGTTTAGCATGATTACAATACTGTCTTGCCCTAATTGTAACAGTATGGTAGAAGTATATTACCCAAAAAAGGAGAATGAAAATGACATATGAAATTACACACGAGCAACGCCTTAAACTACTTGAGGCACACAATAATCTACGGACAATCCTACAGACAGTGGCAGAGTGCCAAGACCTGTGGATGTCTGATGTACGCAACCTAGAGAAGCTAGAGTGTGACCTGCACAGCATCTTCAAGTTTGTACCCAAGCAGGATGAACAAGGGCGGCGTATGTATTACGGTGATTGGATACTTGATGAAGAGGACACAGACAATGATGACGCTTAACCTACCAAACAAACAAGTCAACGCCATACTGGTAGCACTTGACGCAGAGATTGAGATGCAGTTAGGTGGCAGACCTGTTGATTGGGAATCATTCCCAGAGATTGCCGCAATGCTGATGGCATACTACACGACACGTTGTAAGTTTGAGGAGATTGACGATGAGTAAATATACAGACGATGACATCGCAGAGGCTTGCATGAAATGTGTAGATGATTGGGATATGGAAACACTATTGCGCTTTGTCAAGTTCCATGCATATGATGAGATGTATCACCACTACACAGAGGTGGCAGAGGCAGACAGCCTTGAGGTGTTTATGCAGGAGACAGTACGATGATTGAAGCGGCACTTGTATGCCTAGCACTAAACACATACCATGAGGCTCGTGACCAGCCCTTCATTGGGCAGGTTGCGGTAGCCCAAGTGGTGATGAACAGGGTGCGTGATGACAGATACCCTGACAATCCCTGTGATGTCATTAAGCAAGGCCCAACATACTCATGGGCAGAGGACTACCCTGTGCGTCATCGCTGTCAGTTTAGCTGGTACTGTGACGGTAAGTCAGATAAGCCAAGAGATACAAAGGCTTATGAACAGGCAAGGATGATTGCTCATGGTGTGTATTACGGCAACCTTGATGACTTTGTTGAAGGTGCAACACACTACCACGCCCACTACGTCTATCCTGAGTGGGCTAAAAGCAAGACACGCACGGTCAGAATTGATGACCACATATTTTATAGATGGGAGTAGTACATGGATTTAATACTAGGAATAATTATATTTGTTATAATTGCAGGGTTGACTCTGTAAATTATTACTGATATAACAAGCTATCACTTACCACTTACACAAAGGAGAATACATATGTTTGATTTTATCCCCAAGAACCTCGACTTTAACGTAGAGTTTGAGCCTACTAAAGTAGAAGACAAGAAGTACGTTATCAACGGTGACACAGGTGAGTATATCGGTGTCGTAGGAAATGGGTTTACCTGTGCCAACCACGGTGACTTCTTCCGCAATGTCATGGACACTACGACAGAAACACTGTCTGACTACGACATGGAAGGCGCACAGATTAACTGGCGTAGCGCACACAAGGATGGCTGGGCTATGATGGACATGACCCTGCCTAACGTGACTGCTAAGATTGCCACTGATAAGCATGAGACTACGTTGATGAAGCGCATCATTGCCCTGCATGGTGTCAACGGTACTTGCTCTAACACTACAATCTTTGGTGCTATCGACTTCTTCTGTCTCAATGGGCAGATTCGTGGCAAGCATGACAAGGTGATGCGTAAGAACACCAGCAACTTCAGCCTCGACAGGTTCATCACTGAACTGCACAAGTCTCAGCAGGACTTCACTGCACAGGCAGAGCAGATGCAACGCTGGGCAAACACTAGCCTAGTCACGGTTGACGTTAAGGCTATGCTAGAGACACTGTTAAAGTCTGACCGCAAGGCAGAGAAGATGTACACGCTGTATAATCAAGAGGTAAGCACTCGTGGACGCAATCTGTGGTCTCTTTATTCTGCCTTCACCAACTATGCGACATATGCAGATGAACGTAACGGTTTCACCCAGCGTAACACTGGCACTGATACACAAGCTAAGTCACTGTTCATGCGTGAGGTTGAGGTGGCTGGCTGGGTGGATAGCCCTGTGTTCAAATCACTTGAGGTGGCGGCATAATGTCGCGCCTAACTACACATGCTTTACTTATGTCAGGAGATAGAAAAGCATATCTCTCTAGGCGTAGCGAACTAAACCGTAAGGCATATAAAAAATGCAAGCCTTTTGTAGATAGGGTAAAATTAATGTATGGCTGTGCCTTTTGTGGGTATAAACATCACCCAAGTGCATTACACTTTGACCACATAGACCCTAAAACAAAGGTTGCTAGTATAGCAAAAATGATGAATGGTTCCATACAGAACATAAAAAAAGAAATGCGTAAGTGTAGAATATTATGTGCTAATTGTCATGCTGTGCATACCGCTAAACAAAGAGAGGATAATATTTTATGAAACTAACTACCCTAGTAGACGACTACTATAAATCGTATGATTACAGGAACTTACGAGATGATACTAAGAGACAGTATAAGTATCACATCAGCGTAATGTTAAACACAGAGGTGGACGGTGTTAAGCTGTCCACTCTCGACTACAAAAAGTTTCCTACTCGTATAGCTAAAGAGGCATACAACCAATGGTGTGAGAAAGGTATTCATATGGCTAATCACATCATGTCTGCCTCACGGCTAATGTTCAATCATGGGTTGCGTATGGAACTATGCACCATCAACCCCTTTGAAAACATCCGTAGGAGGACTGTGGAGAGGCGTAAGACTGTTTGGGGTAGGGAAGATGTACAAAGACTGCTAGAGGTAGCCTACAGCGATTTTAGCACCCGTAACATAGGTCTTATCGCACACATGGCATACGAATGGTGTCAGCGTCTTGGTGATATGCGTATGCTTACATGGGACAACATTGACTTTGAGACACAGACAGTTGAGATTGAGCAGTCTAAGCGTCATGCGGATGTACATTTACCTATTGAAAATGATTTGTTTGATATGCTTAAACAGCAAGAACAAGACTTCGGTTTTCAGCAGTATGTTGCACCAAGACCTTATCCCATTAATGGTGAGTACTCACCTTACTCATTGACTAAACTGCCTAAGTATGGACGCAGACTAATGAACGAGGCGGGACTTTCTAAAGAGTTACGACTTTCTGATTTACGCCGCACTGGTGTGACAGAAATGGTAGAGGCTGGTGTAGGTATGGGACAAATCATGTCGGTTACAGGACACGTTAATCCTGCTAGTGTAAAACCATACATGAAAAATACTTTGAAAAGTGCAGAATTAGCCTTGACGATACGTAAGAAAGCATGATATAAGCATTCAAACGCCGCAACGAACTATATATATTTATATATAATATTATTATAGATATGTATATAACTATATATATAAAGGAACATATAAATGATAAATCCAGATGACTACGACATCCCTAATGGACACAGTAAGAGAATGAACTGTCCTGTATGTAATGGTGTAAACACTTTTAGTATTACTAATAACATGGGTAAACTTATGTGGAACTGTTACAAGGTATCTTGTATTGTAGGAGGCGGCACTAGGGTAAGGCTGACATCAGATGATATTCGTAAAAGCCTCACAGGAGGCTCACAGGTGGCTGTTGATGACTTTGACCTGCCACAGTACATCGTACAGCGTAGTGGTGGCCTGTACATGGAGAGGTGGTGCGCTAAATGGGGCATTGACTCAGAGGAATTAGGTCTGTGGTATGATGTGAAAGAAGACAGAGTTGTATTTCCTGTCATACACGATGGCAAGATGGTGGATGCCACTGGCAGAACACTAGGTAAAAGAATACCAAAATGGAAACGATATGGAAATAGTGGCTTGCCTTATGTTTCAGGACATGGTAAAGTCGCAGTAGTTGTTGAGGACTGTGTGAGTGCAGCCGTTGTTGGTTACGGTTCCTTTGTCGGGGTTGCGCTATTGGGTACATCGTTATCTGATACGCATAAAGGTTATCTTGCACAGTTCTCAACAGCAGTAGTAGCGTTAGACCCCGATGCGTTACCAAAGAATTTGCAGATGGCAAAAGAATTAAAAGGATACGTGAACGATGTTCGTGTCCTTCGATTAACAGATGACCTTAAATATCGTAACCCGACAGATATGGAGAATTTATATGGAATTATCGCTAATTAGAAGTTTAATGGATAAGGAGTTTTACGATGAACATCGTGGTGCTAAGTGTCCTGACCGTTTGTTTAGTAAAGATGTAAGGAAGATTAAACAGACAATCGACAAGACAATGCAGACATATAATCGCACAGTTACACCTGATGAAATTGAGGCATTGTTTATGTCTAACAACCCAACTCTGACTACAGCACAGAAGGAAGCCTATTCCTCGCTGTTCCGTCAGGTAAAGAAAGAAGACCCTATGGGTGCTGACATTGCACAAGAAGTACTGTCTAAGCTATTCCAGCAAGTGATTGGTGAGGATGTAGCTAACCTTGGTTTTGATATGGTTAATGGTACAGCCAATACTCTTAATGACATTCGTAACTTGCTAGAACAGTATGGTGATGACTTCACCCCTAACCTTAACGTGGAGTGGGATGACATTGACATTGAGACATTGCTTGCTCGTAATGACCTTGAGGCACGTTGGACATTCAACATTGCCAGCCTTACACGCAAGGTAGAAGGTGTTAATGGTGGTCACTTGATTGAGGTTGGTGCTAGACCTAACACTGGCAAGACATCTTTCCACGCCAGTATCATTGCCGCACCGGGCGGCTTTGCACATCAGGGTGCTAACTGCATCATCTTGTGTAATGAGGAAGGCTACCATCGTGTTGGTGCTAGATACCTTACTGCTGCAACAGGCATGACTATGCAAGAGATTAAAGCTAATCCTTCCAAGGCTCGTGACTTATATGCACCTGTCAAGGAACGTATTAGAATTAAAGATGCGACAGGCCGTGACATGAATTGGGTGGAGTCTATCTGTAAGGCATACAAGCCCGATGTGGTACTGCTGGACATGGGAGATAAGTTTGCTAAGACTGGTGGCTTTGCACGTCCTGACGAGGCTCTAAAGGCCAATGCTATTCATGCTAGACAAATAGCTAAAGAACATGACTGCGCTGTATTTTATATGTCTCAGCTTTCTGCTGATGCAGAAGGTAAGATTATTCTTAATCAGAGTATGATGGAAGGCTCACGCACAGGTAAAGCGGCAGAAGCTGACCTAATGGTATTGATTGCTAAGAATCCACCAGTGCAGGGGCAGGATGAGGAAGATGTTCAGCGTCATCTTAATATTGTTAAGAATAAATTAAGTGGGTGGCACGGTAGTGTTCACTGTAATCTTGAATATCAAACAGCGAGGTACACAGTATGATGAATGAAGCACTAGAACCTAATGAGTTTGACCGTAAGAAGTTTGACTTAGATTTATCTTATGGCAAAGTAAGGGAGCAACAAGTAGCTGATATGCTACAAGATAAGAAGATTGAAGTTAAATCAGAACGTGATATGTGGATGCGTACTGGTAACATAGCTATTGAGTATGAGTGTAATGGTAAACCCAGCGGAATACAGACAACAGAGTCTGACTATTGGTTCCATAACCTATGTATTGGGGATGACACATATGCTACTATAGTATTCAAGACAGACAATCTTAGAGATATTCTAAACACCACAAAAGGTAAACGGCAGGTATATGGTGGAGATAACAACGCCGCAAAGATGTTTCTTATTAGCTTGCAGGGTTTGTTTTCTCGTGGTAATATTCAGGCTTACTCTGAAAGGAATAACAAATGAAACTAACACTAGACGTAGAGAATACAACAACAGAGCGTAACGGTAAGCTACACCTTGACCCATTTGAGCCAGACAATTCACTGACTATGGTGGGTATGCTTGATGATACAGGTCGTGAGCATCTTATATACTTTGACCACAACGACATAGAAGCGACACCATTCGGTCATGGTGTGGTGCAGAACGAATTGAATAAGGCAACTGTACTCATCTGCCACAATGCCGCATATGATTTGCTGTGGCTGTGGGAGTCGGGCTTCACATATGATGGCCCTGTGTTCGACACTATGCTTGCAGAGTATGTACTACAGCGTGGACAGAAGGAGCCGCTATCCCTAGAGGCTTGTGCTGAACGGTATAAATTAGATACCAAGAAGCAAGACACACTCAAGGAGTACTTCAAGAAGGGTTACTCTACTCGTGATATACCACATGATGAGTTGGCAGAATATCTGTTGGCTGACTTACATGCTACACAGCAACTATCTGACAAGCTAGTGTATCGCCTTAACACAGAGGCTGATGCTATGCTTATGCCTACCGTCACACTTACTAATGAGGTAGCAGTATGCCTAGCACGTATATATCAGCGCGGTTTCAAGGTTGACTTATCCGTACTAAAGGATGTGCGTCAAGAATTTGAACAGGAGAAGTGTCAACTTATTGACAATCTACAGGTTCATGTGCGTAAGGTCATGGGTGATACACCTATCAACCTCAACAGCCCAGAGCAATTGTCTTGGGTTATCTATGGTCGTAAGGTATTGGACAAACAGTATTGGGCTAGTCAAATTGACCCATACATGGACGATGAGTATTTCCGCAGTCTTATTGCTTCTGGAACAGAAAGGCTTTACAGAACAGAGGCAGTACAATGTACTGAGTGCAAAGGTAGTGGGTATATACGCAAGATAAAAAAGAATGGTGAGCCGTTTTCTAAAGAGAGCAAATGTCCTACTTGCAGTAGCGCAGGGTATCTATTTAATCCTACGTCTACTTATGCTGGCTTCAAGTTCAAGCCGCCTACCGCTAAGTGGGCTAGTGCCAATGGTTTTAGTACGAGCAAGGTCAACCTTCAGTTACTTGAAGTAGGTGCTAAGTCTAAGGGCATGGACGATGCAGTGGACTTCTTGTCTAAGGTACGCCGACTAAGTGCAGTAGATACATACCTGTCATCTTTTGTTGACGGTATTGCAAACTACACAAAGCATGATGATATGCTGCATGTCAGCCTACTACAGCATCGCACATCGACAGGTCGCTTGTCGGGTGCTAACCCTAACATGCAGAACATGCCACGTGGCGGCACGTTCCCTGTAAAAAAAGTATTTGTGTCACGATTCGATGGCGGTAAAATAATGGAAGCTGACATGGCACAGCTAGAGTTTCGGGCCGCCGCATTTTTATCACAGGATGGAGTTGCAATTGAAGAAGTATCTAATGGGTTTGATGTACACGCATACACCGCTAAAGTTATTACCGATGCTGGTCAGCCTACGAGCCGACAGGATGCGAAGGCTCATACATTCGCGCCGTTGTATGGAGCGTCAGGCTATGGAAGAACTACTGCGGAAGCAGCGTACTACACGCACTTCAACGAGAAGTACAAAGGTGTTGCCGATTGGCATTCCCGACTGGCTAAAGAGGCTATCGAAACACAAAAGATAACTACGCCTAGTGGTCGTGAGTTTGCTTTTCCCGATGTAGTGCGTAAGTCAAGTGGTCGTGTATCGCACTTTACACAGATAAAGAATTACCCTGTGCAATCATTTGCTACAGCAGATATTGTTCCTATTGCATTATTGCATATTAATGAGTTGCTAAAGGGTATGAAATCGTGTATAGTAAATTCTGTACACGACAGTATAGTTATTGATGTTCACCCTGATGAAGAAGCAGATGTAATCAATGTGATACAGGAGACTAATGATGTACTGAATGAACTAATAGCAGCACGTTGGGGTATAGATTTTAATGTCCCGCTACTATTAGAAGCAAAAATTGGCCCTAATTGGCTTGACGTAAAAGATGTAGTATGATATAACTACGGTTCTAAACTCAAATGGAAGGAGTACAATATATGACACAATTGACGACAATTAATACTGATGACTATGCTACTATGGCAAAGGCAATGGGTATTGCTAATGAGAAAACTACGGCTGGTAGTGGTTCTCTGCCACGACTAAAGATTAGTCACACACCTATTATGGGTGAGGCAGAAGTCAACGGTAAGAAGATGAATATTGAGGTGGTAGAAGGGGGTAGCTACAAGCTGGAAATTCAAGACAAGGAACCTATCTACGCTACTAGCATCAAGATGCGTCCATTCCTGCAACGCTTCATGCACAAGCGTTTCATTCAAGGTGATGCAAAAAATCCGGGCAAGTATGTAAAGAGTATCATGGCTGATACACTAGACATTGACCTAAAGGATAACTCTGGTGGATTCAACTGCGGTAAGCCAGCAGGTTACATCAAAGATTGGGCAGCACTGCCTAAAGATACGCAGGACTTGTTAAAGTCCATTAAGCGTGTACGTGCTGTCTTTGGTGAAGTCGAAATGATTAACCCTACCAATGATAAGGGTGAGGCTGTAGAGCCTATCACATCCGCATTCATCTGGGAGATTGATAATCGTGAAGCCTTCAAGGAGATTGGTAATAGCTTTGTACAGTTGGCTAAGATGCAGCGTCTTCCTATCCAGCACATCATTACTGCCAATACTGATGAACGTACAATTCCTACGGGTGCGAAGTACTACGTGCCTGTTGCATCACTTGATGTTACCAATACTATAGAAATCACTCAGGAAGACCAGACACTGTTTGGTGACTTCATGGCATGGGTTGATAGCTATAATAACTACATCATCAATCAGTGGACAGAAAAAGCTACTGATAAGATGTCAGATGAAGATGTTGATGCTGTAGAAGACATCATTGACCTTGAAATTGATGATGAGATGGTGGCGTAATGCATCATCCTGCTGAACTTGCACTGCATCAGTATATGGAAGATGCTGTTAAAGGCAAAACCGAAATGTCAGACGCTACCATTCAACAGGTAGCTGATGACGTTGCTGATGCTTTAAAGAGACAGTTTGGTAGCGGTAAAAAGCGGGGCGACTTTAAGTTGAGAATGTCCAACATAGGTCGCCCCACTTGCCAACTCTGGTACGAAAAAAACAAGCCAGAGGTAGCGTTACCGTTACCAACTACGTTTATTATGAATATGATGCTTGGGGATATAGTTGAGGCTGTCTTCAAGGGTCTATTGAAATCTGCGGGAGTAAAATACGAAGAGCCTGAACACGTTACCTTAGAACTTGAGAATGAAGAAATTAATGGCACATATGACATCGTTATTAACAACGCTGTTGATGACATTAAATCGGCATCTAATTGGTCATACAATAACAAGTTTGAATCTTATGAAACATTAGCAGCAGGTGACAGCTTCGGTTATGTCAGTCAACTTGCAGGTTATGCTAAAGCATCTAAAAAACTGGTAGGTGGTTGGTGGGTAGTAAACAAGGCCAATGGTCAGTTCAAATATGTACCAGCATCAGGTCTTGACTTAGACACTGAGATAGCTAAGATTCAAAACACAGTAGACACAGTAGAGGAGAATAAGTTTGAAAGATGTTTTCAACCAGTACCAGAGAAGTTTAGAGGTAAGGAGACAGGTAATCAAATACTTAACAGTGGTTGCAAGTTTTGCTCTTATCGTTTTGATTGTTGGGATAATCTAACGGAACGTCCATCCGTAATGTCCAAGGCCAAGGTGCCTCCAAAAACAGCTTACATAGGAGATATAGTTGTACCATAAGGCATGGAGAGCCGCACGTAAGTACGGGTATCGTAGTGGGCTAGAGTTGACCATAGCAGAAAAGCTAAAGACAGATAAGATATCGTTTAGATACGAAGCTGTTAAGATTGAATGGCAAGACCTAGCCTACCGTACCTATACACCTGACATAATACTTGACAATGGTATTATAGTTGAGGTAAAAGGCAGGTTCATGGCGGCAGACAGACGCAAGCATCTTGAAGTTAAGAAGCAACATCCTAACTTAGATATACGGTTTGTGTTTGAGAACAGCCGTAGTAAGATACGTAAGGGGGCAAAATCATCTTACGCTGACTGGTGTATTAAGAATGGATTCAGATACTATGACCGAATAATTCCAGAGGACTGGCTTAAAGAAAAGGGTAAGGATACTCACCCTGACTTTATCAGTCACCCAAACTCAACAGTGAAGAGGAGAAAAAGAAAATGAACAAAGAAGAAATGATGGAGAGGATACAAGACGAAGACTTTGTGATACGAGTAAGACCCTTCGCTGATGAAGATGGTACGTGGAATGGAGAGATAGACATAGCAATCATGGCCTTCCCAAACAATCCCTTGTGTGATGAAGACTATAGTAATGTCATGCACTTTACTAAGATGGTGTGTGCTACCGTACCAATCATGGAGCAGGAAGAAAGTCTTCGTGAATTAGTACATGAATATGTGATAAATATGATTGACAACGAAGATGGTTTTGATGTAGAACTAGAGAAAGAATGTGGTGTAGAGAAAACCTATGACGATAACATAGTACACCTTAACTTTAACAGTAAGACAAGGGGTAGCGCATGAGACATGAAGAGTTTATGAAAGAAAAGTTTCGTGAAGAGAAAACGGAGATGGTGCAGAATATTATTTCTACAGCAGACCGTATTGGTAGCAAAATTGATATGGTCAACAGTCCACCACACTACAACCAGACAGGCATTGAGTGCATTCATGCTATCTCTGCTGCCACTAACACTGGCTTCAAGTACTACCTGCAAGGCAATATCCTCAAGTACCTATGGCGTTTTGACTACAAAGATAAACCCCTTGAGGACTTAGAGAAGGCCAAGTGGTACTTGGATAAGTTGATTGAAGAGGTAATGGCAGATGGTAAGAGTTAAAGTCTTTATGACCATTGACATTGATAAAGAGGAATACCCCATACCTGCTGATGGGCAGGTTGGGGAAGAGATTGAGGATGGTATCCGTGAATACTTCTATGACGTAGACGGTGCTGATATTAGAACAATACGAACTATAACGGAGTGAGATATGATTAGTAATACATTACCAACAGACTATCAAAACTTCATCGCGCTATCACGGTATGCACGATGGAAAGAGGATGAGCAACGCCGTGAGACATGGGGTGAGACAGTAGAACGATACTTTGATTACATGACTAATCACCTCAAGGAATCCTGCAAATACGTATTGTCGGATGAATTACGTAGCGAACTAGAGCAAGCAGTACTTAATCAGGACATCATGCCTAGCATGAGAGCCTTGATGACATCTGGCCCTGCACTAGACCGTTGCCACGTAGGTGCATACAACTGTTCTTACGTCCCTGTAGACAGCCCTAGAGCCTTCGATGAGACTATGTACATCTTGATGTGTGGCACAGGTGTAGGCTTCTCTGTGGAGCGACACTGCGTGGAGAAGTTGCCTATGGTTAATGAGGACATGCACGAGACAGACACAGTGATTAAGGTTGGCGATAGTCGTCCGGGCTGGGCTAAGTCTCTACGTGAACTTATTTCGTTGCTGTACGCAGGACAGATACCTAAGTGGGATGTGTCAGAAGTACGTGCTGCAGGTGAACGACTGAAGACATTCGGTGGTAGGGCATCAGGCCCAGCACCTCTGGAAGACTTGTTCCGCTTCGTCATTGACAAGTTCAAGGCAGCACAAGGACGTAGGCTATTCCCTATTGAATGTCACGACATCATGTGTAAGATTGGTGAGGTTGTTGTAGTCGGTGGTGTACGCCGTAGTGCATTGATTTCATTGTCTAATCTTAATGATGACCAGATGGCACACGCTAAGTCAGGTATGTGGTGGGAGAATGAAGGGCAACGTGCCTTGGCTAACAACTCTGTAGCCTACAAGGGTAAGCCAGAGATGGGTACATTCATGCGTGAATGGGTGTCTCTGTACGAATCTAAGTCAGGTGAGCGTGGTATCTTTAATCGTAAGGCTGCGAAAGCACAGGCTGCTAAGAATGGTAGGCGTGATACAGACCATGACTTCGGTTGCAATCCTTGCAGTGAGATAGTCTTACGCCCATACCAGTTTTGTAATCTGTCAGAGGTAGTAGCACGTGCTAATGACACACAGCAAACACTACGAGAGAAGGTGAGATTGGCTACAATCCTTGGTACATTCCAGTCAACGCTTACTGACTTTAAGTACATACGGAATATATGGAAGAAGAATACAGAGGAAGAACGGCTGTTGGGTGTATCACTAACAGGTATCATGGACAGTGACTTGCTTAGTGGTACGTCAGCACACCTTGGCAAGAACATTGGACAGACCTTGGAGAGTTTGCGTGACACGGCAGTAGAGACTAATGCAGCTATGGCCCAACAGCTAGACATCCCACAGTCAACTGCAATTACTTGCGTAAAGCCTAGCGGCACAGTGTCACAGTTAGTTGACAGTGCGTCTGGCATTCATGCAAGGCACAACCCACATTACATTAGGACTGTACGTGGAGATAACAAAGACCCACTGACACAGTTTCTTATATCTGAAGGTATCCCAGCAGAGCCTGACGTAATGAAGCCTGACTCTACTACAGTGTTTAGCTTCCCAATGGCATCCCCACGTGGTGCTGTAACACGCACACTTATGACTGCACTAGAACAGCTTGAGTTGTGGCTGATGTACCAGCGTTACTGGTGTGAACATAAGCCATCAGTAACCATCTCTGTCAAAGAGAATGAGTGGATGGACGTAGGTGCTTGGGTGTACAAACACTTCGATGAAGTGTCAGGCATCAGCTTCCTACCATTCAGTGACCACACATATGCACAAGCACCTTATCAAGATTGTACTGAAGATGAGTACGAAAACATGTTGACAAAGATGCCAGTTAGTGTAAACTGGTCTCGTCTTCAAGAGTTTGAGAAAGAAGATACAACATCAGGTGGACGTGAGTTGGCATGTACTGCTGGCGTTTGTGAGGTAGTGGACTTGAATGCAGCGTGATTGAAGGTGTAGACTGGCCTAATTGGTGGCAGTGGTGGTTATTATTTGCCATCACTGTCAACACCACCATCAATATAATCGTGTTCTTTAAGCACAGATTTAAGAGGAAGGAGAAAACATGAAGGAACAAATGATTGAAGTACTTTGTAAACATGCACAAGCAAACATTGCACTGCACGTTGCTAACATCAGTATCTACCTAGAGAATCCAGCAGGTATCGGAGAACATTCAGATATTATGGAAGCAATGCAGTGTGAGTTGGATAAGATTGCAGCGCATGAAGATAGGCTAGACATCTTGAATAATTACTTCAATGAAGTCTAGTTTAATATGGAAGCGGGGTGATGGTTGGATACAGTTCAACCCACCTCGCAACCACCCTTGTTATAATGAGTGGATGAAACTAAAAGCGAAGGAGATTAGTGATGATAAAGCTGAAAGAGAGAGCAACTAGGAAAACAGAAGCTGTGTTTGAGGATGGTGAGTGGTGGTACATTCGCCCTAAAGGTACAAAGACAGCAGGTAAGCGTGAGAGGATTGACCAGTATCACAAGAACAATGATGTTCGCATGTTTGTGAATGGCAAGTACATTCCCACGTCACACCCACTTCATAAGCCCGGTAGATACAAGTCACTGGATGATGTCTGGTCACATAACCAGATTGAAAATACTGCGCTTGGTGAGGTCTACGCAATTGTTAATCCCGCTTTCCCTGAGTGGGTCAAGGTTGGCAAGGCTGTAAATGCAGACGATAGATGCAACGGCTATCAGACATCTTCACCATTTCGTGACTACAAGATAATTGCAAGACTTGATACGGAAGACAGGCACTTGAAAGAGAGCCATATGCATAAGGTGTTTGAACATTTTGCAGAGGAACGGCGTGGAGAGTGGTTCAAGATTGACTCTGTTACAGCAATTAAACTGTTCAATTACGATGTAAAGGAGAACATGAATGAGGCGTAATGGATTGACTAAGTATGATGCCCCACTAAAGATTCAATACCAGTGGGGCTACGATGCTTTTGTTAAAGGTCACACAACTGGAAAGAAAGGTAA